CGGGTTGCTCCTGTTGGTCGCCGCCCCCTATGTAACCGCCTTGGTTAACGAATAAGGGCATACCTAGCTCCCTGAGTCCCGCGAGCGTTTGCTGAGAGGTCTGCCCTGCTTGCGCGGGCGCTGCGGGCGCTGGTCCAACGGGGTTGACCCGACTCATCATCGACGCGGGGGTAACTTCCCTTTGAGGAACACTGGCGGCCATGCGGCGCGGCGGAGGCCCTGCGGGCTGTACCGCCGACTGAGGCCCAGGGTCCTCGTCAAGTTCTTCCAGGCCTCTTTTTATTATAGCGCCGCTGGCACCGGGCCTGCTCGCTACAGTTCCGGGAACATTGATAACATCAATGGCCGCTTGGCCCAGC